AAATAAGAAAAATGGCATGAAATTCTCCCCAAACCACGAGTCAGACATCCGCTTTTACTCAGCAGATGGTCATTTGAGTGATGTGAGGAGAGGATTTTATGTTGAAGAGGTAAAATAAATAGCACTAAGGGATAGCAACCCCTCTAAAAGTTCTGTTTTTTCACAAAACAGGAGCTAAAATGGGACAATCACCTGTCGATAGGAACAACGAATACATGAGAGAAATGTGGGGAACCGATCGTCTTGCCTCGGATTATGGTTCGATGAGAGATTTACCCACAAAAAGAGTATTAACAGAAGTTATGCACGACCTTGCGCCTCATCACGACCTAAAAAAACAAACTGAACTTCATGAGAAGATTCGTAATGATGAGGATTATGATGATTGGGAGTACGGAACGGAACCTGGATACGGAACTTATTGGTAATTGGTCATAAATAACAGAAGAAAATCACTTGTCCAATGGCAATACAAAGGATATCTAGGTCCTTCAAAGATATTAGTCTATCCTTTGTTCCTCATCCGGTCACAAAGGATCTACCAATACTGAAAAATGAGAATGCCATAAAGAGGTCTGTAAGAAATATTGTAGAGACACTCCCTACAGAAAAGTTCTTCAACCCTCTTTTTGGTTCTGATGTACGTAGTAGTCTATTTGAATTTGTAGATTATGGTACTGCATCAGTTATAGAAACTCAAATCTTAGAATCAATAAGAAATTACGAAGATAGAGTTGAAAATGTAAAGGTTGAGGTAGAACCCAGACCAGATACAAATGAGTTTGAAGTATACATATTTTTTGATATTGTTGGGCAAGAGTTTCCGACTCAAGAATATTCGTTTATCTTAGAGGCAACCAGATAAAATGCCTTTTACACAGTTTACCAATCTAGATTTTGATCAGATCAAAACCTCGATAAAAGATTATCTCCGTGCAAATTCTAATTTCACGGATTTTGATTTTGAGGGGTCGAACTTTTCTATTCTGATTGATACGTTAGCATATAATACTTACATAACGGCATTCAACTCTAACATGGTTGTTAATGAATCCTTCTTGGATTCTGCAACTTTAAGAGAGAATGTCGTTTCTCTTGCAAGAAATATTGGTTACGTACCACGCTCTAGAACCTGCTCTAAGGCGACAGTTTCATTAACAGTACCAACTACCACAACAAGTCCAACGTTGACCTTACAGGCAGGTCTAGTGTGTGTTGGTAGTATAGAAGACACATCATATCTTTTCTCAGTACCAGAGAATGTCACAACAACAGTAGTTAGTGGTTCAGCATCCTTTGACAACTTAACGATTTATCAGGGAACACTACTTCGCAATCAATTTGTTGTTGATGGATCTCTTGATCAGAAATTTATCCTTGACAACTCATTTATTGATACTTCGACTATTGTAGTCTATGTAAAGGGTATTGCCGATAGTGGATTGGGTAGGCAGTATAAGTTAGTAGATAATATTTTAAACTTGGATGGATCATCAGAAACATATCTGATCCAGGAGATTAAAGATGAGAAATATGAACTTCTTTTTGGGGATGGAATTTTTGGAAAGAAACTAGAAGACGGTGCCATCATCACGGTATCATACATCGTTACTGACGGTACTGATGGTAATGGGGCGTCAGCATTTTCATTCTCTGGTTCATTTAGAGGATCTTTGGATGAACTTGTAAACCCTTCATCAGTTTCTGTTATAACCGTCTCTTCATCTGCAAATGGTGGTGATATTGAACCAATTAGTTCGATTAAGTATTTTGCACCAAGAGTTTATTCTTCACAGTACAGAGCAGTTACTGCAAGAGATTATGAATCCATAATTCAACAAATCTATCCAAACACAGAATCCGTGTCCGTTGTTGGTGGGGAAGAATTGGATCCACCCCAATATGGCACCGTATTGATTAGTATAAAACCAAAGAATGGTGATTACGTATCAGATTTTGATAAGCAGCAAATTTTAACCAAACTAAAGAACTATTCTCTTGCTGGTATCAATCAATCAATCATAGATCTAAAAATTCTTTATGTTGAGATTGATACTGCGGTTTACTACGACTCACCAAGAGTATCAAATGTTAATGATCTAAAAACTAGAATTTCAAGTGCTTTATCCACATATTCTAGTTCTACTGATGTGAACAAGTTTGGTGGAAGATTTAAGTATAGTAAGTTGGTTAGAATTATTGATGATGTTGATACTTCAATTACATCCAATATTACTAGAGTAATTATTAGAAGAAATTTAAAGGCAGCGGTCGGTCAATTTGCTCAGTATGAACTGTGTTTTGGAAATCAATTCCACATCAATCAAAAAGGATATAATATCAAGAGCACTGGATTTAAGATTTCTGGAGTTGCCGATACTGTATACTTGACTGATGTCCCAAACAAAACTACCACCGGTGATCTTGATGGTAGTGGAATGGGTGTGATATCAATTGTTAAACCAAGTGTGATTGGTGGAGATAGTCAAGTAGTTATTAAATCTGCAGGAACAGTAGACTACAAGACTGGTGAAATTATTTTAACAACAATAAACATTACTTCTACAGTAAAAGATAATAACATTATTGAGATTCAGGCGTATCCAGAATCGAACGATATTGTCGGTCTCAAAGATCTATATCTGAGTTTCAATATCGAAAATAGTACCATAAATATGGTTAAGGATACAATATCATCTGGTGAAAAAATATCTGGTATTGGATTTAAGGTAACATCGAATTATTTAAACGGAGAACTAAAGAGGATATAAGATGATCGCAACCGGGATTGAATCAAGAGTACAAATTCAACAGATTGTTGAGAATCAACTTCCAGAGTTTATTTTATCAGAGAGTCCAAAAGCTTCAGAATTTTTAAAACAATATTACGTATCACAAGAATTTCCTGGTGGTACAGTTGATATTATAGAAAATTTAGATCAATACTTAAAGTTAGACAATCTAACACCTGAAGTAATTGTTGGACAGACTTCTTTAACGTCAGACGTAACAAATTCGTCTGATGTCATTAGTGTAACAAGCACTAAAGGTTTTCCTAATCAGTATGGTCTTTTCAAAATTGATAGTGAAATTATCACCTATACTGGATTAACGACAAATACATTTACTGGTTGCATACGTGGTTTTAGTGGAATTACAACTTTTCACTCACAGAACAATCCAGGTTCTTTAGAATTTTCGACATCATCAGCATCCAGTCATGAATCTGGATCATCAGTTTTAAATCTTAGTGCTCTTTTCTTAAAGGAATTCTATCAAAAAGTCAAGTATACCTTGACTCCAGGATTAGAAAACAATAACTTTGTTTCAAATCTTGACGTAAGTAATTTCATAAAAGAGTCAAAGACTTTTTATAGAGCAAAAGGAACTGAAGAATCATTCAGAATACTCTTTAATATTCTCTATGGAGTTACTCCAAGAGTTATTGATCTTGAGCAATACCTTGTCAAACCTTCTTCTGCTAATTTTATTAGAAGAGAAGTAGTCGTAGCTGAAAGAATTTCTGGAGATCCAAATAATCTAGTTGGACAAACTATAAGAAAATCCACAGATTTCCAAACTCAGGCATCAGTATCTGAAGTTGAAGTTATTAGTAGGAAAGGAAAAGTATATTATAAACTCGGTCTTTTCATCGGATATGATGAAAAAGAACTAATTGAAGGATCATTTACAATTCCAGGAAAGACCAAAGTAATTGGTGATGTATCTTCGGGATCATCAGTAATTACTGTAGATTCTACAATTGGATTTGCAAACTCGGGAACTATTGTATGTGGTGGAAATACAATCACATATACAGATAAGACAATCAATCAGTTTTTAAACTGTAGTGGTATCAATAGTAATATCAGTTCTACTACCGACTTGAGATCTGATGAAAATATTTACGGATATGAAAATGGAGATTTAACTAAAAAGGTAGAATTAAGAATTACTGGTGTTCTATCAAATTTTGTATCTATAAATGACGTAAGACAAATATCAGAAGGTGAAAAAATTTATATTAAAAACCTTGGTGAAAAAATTACAATTCCAGAACAAAATAGAAACAGAAAACAAGTATTTGCAAATTCTTGGATTTATAATACCTCATCAAGATTCCAAGTAGAATCTATTTCAGGAACAACATACGAATTATATTCTGATATTGATAAATCAAACCTCAAGGAGACTGATAATGTAGAGATACTTATTAGGGGAACTGAAACTGTAGTTGTTTCTAATGCTACTGTAAATTCAATAACACCATCTACTAATGAAGTTACTCTGGATGGTCTTGGTGGTTTTAGTCCTTCATCTGGAGTATTGTATGATATTAGAAGAAAATTAAATAAAGCAAATAGTTCTTCTATAGATATTGGACTTGGTAATAATATATTAGTATCCGATGTTCAGAATGTCTATAATGAAAATGATAAATTCTTCTATGTAGCATCAAACTCACTACCATCTTACACAATTAATAGTACCATTTCCAAAATAAGTCTTGGAGAAGCAAATGGTTCAAGATTGCAAGGGTACAACTCGAATACATTAAGATATTCAATACTTTCATTTGTTTCAAATGTCCCATTTACAACTGGGGATGAAATTTACTATAAACCAGAAACAACACAAATGCCTGGACTACCAGAAGGCATTTATTACGTAAAGGTTTTAAGTAGCAAGAATCAGATTAAACTGTATAAATCTAGATCTTTTATTCCTATTGACGATAACATTGAGTTCGGATCTTTATCCTCTGGAACTGGAAATCACACGTTTTACCTTGCAGATTTTTATGATAAGGATATAGAACCACAAAAAATACTGAAAAAGTTTCCGCTAGAACCAAATATCAAATCTGGAAAGTCTGTAGAAACTATTCCTGGTTCGATTGGAGTTTTAATTAATGGTGTTGAGATTTCAAATTACAAAACTGACGATAAAATCTATTATGGTCCAATAAAAGAATTGGAACTTTTTAATGGCGGATCAAATTATGATGTTATAAATCCACCAACAATTCAAATATCTACACCATCATTAGGAACTACATCTTTTGTTCGCCCCGTAATTTCTGGATCAGTACATGCAGTACACGTTGATCCACAAGATTTTGATATTGATAAAATCAATTCTCTTACAATTACTGGTGGTAATGGTAATGGTGCAGTCTTAGATCCAATTTTGGTAAAAAGATATAGAGAAATAACATTTGATGCCAGAGAAAATACAAATTCTGGAGGTATTGATACTAGTAATGAAACGATAACATTTACATCCAAGCATAATTTAACTAGTGGTCAAGCAATTGTTTATAATAGAAATGGAAATAATCCTGTAAGTATCGGTACGTTTGGCGGATCTAATGCGAATCAAAATCTAACTTTACAGTCTGGTTCAATATACTATCCAGAAGTTGTAAATACATCATCTATAAAACTATATCAAACTCTCACAGACTATACATCAGGAATTAATACTGTTGGTTTTACAACTGTGAGTCTAAATGGGTTACAAAAATTTAGGGTTTATGAAGGTAGGAACACCATAAGTGAAATTAAAGTAATTGATCCTGGTAGTGGATATACTAACAGAAAATTAATCGTAAAGACATCTGGAATTTCAACAACATACTCGACAATAACTTTTAAAAATCATGGATTCTCTAGTGGTGAAAAAGTAACTTATTCTACTACCGGAACTACTATTTCTGGTTTATCTACATCCAATCAATATCAAATTATTAGAATTGATAGCGACTCATTCCGATTGGCAAATGCTGGAGTTGGTGGAACAATAACATCAAACTACACCAGAAAAAATTATGTTAAGTTTGGATCTGTTGGATCTGGTTATCATAACTTTGAATATCCACAAATTCAAGTCAATATTAATGTTGAATATGGTGGAGTTAGTGGTATTTTAACCGTAACACCAGTTGTTCTTGGTTCGATTACAGATCTTTACTTATATGAAAATGGAACTGGGTATGGTTCTGATATTTTGAATTTAGAGAAAACTCCAACTGTAAGAATATTAAATGGTAAAAATGCAAGACTTAGACCAATTATTAGTAGTGGATCTTTAGTATCTGTAGATATTCAAGGTATTGGTAGTGAATATACTTCTGTTCCACAAGTAGAAGTTGTTGGTGATGGTATTGGTGCAAAAGTTAGAGTTGAAGTTGATAATGGTAGAATTAGTAAAGCTGTAGTATTGAATGGTGGAGTAAATTACACCGAAGGAAAGACATATATTAAAGTCATTCCTGCAGGATCTGGTTGCATCATAAATCCAAAAGTAAGATCACTATCTGTAAACAAACAGGTAAGATTTGGAAAAGAACTTATTGAGAGTACGGATGATGGACTAAGATATTCCTTCGTTGGATATTCTACTGATATTGGCAAAGAATACTTTGGTGATACTGGAATTGATCACTCACCAATTATTGGTTGGGCATATGATGGAAATCCGATTTATGGTCCATATGGACATTCAGATCCATCAAATTTAGACTCACCAATAAGACTTTTAGATACTGGATATAGTGCAAAACTCTTTAATGTTGACAATAGACCATCAGGATTTGATCTTGGTTATTTTGTAGAGGATTATGAATTTGATAATTCTGGAGATCTTGATGAAAATAATGGAAGATATTGCAAAACACCAGAATACCCAGAAGGAACCTATGCATACTTTGTTGGTGTATCTACAAGCATTTCTGGAAGTTTAGAACCCAAATTCCCATATTTTATAGGAAATACTTATAGGTCAAATCCATTAGAAGAGAATTTCTTAATTAATCAGAATAATTTTGATTTTAATTCATCTAATTTGATTAGAAATACTTATCCATATAAAGTGTCCGATGAGTATGCTGATAACGATTTCTTAGTTGAATCGAACGAATATGTTGACCAAACTGCTATTGTCGATTCGGTAGTAAAAGGATCTGTAGAAACTATTGAGATTATAGAATCTGGTAGTGGATATAAAGTTGGCGAATCAGTGGTTGTTGACAATTCTACGACTAATGGTGGTGGATTAACAGCATCTATTAGAAGAATAACCGGGAAAGATATTACCAAGATAGAAACTACAGTAGATACGTATAACAATACAATTTTTGTTTGGAAAGATCCAAATAGAATATCTGCATATATCTCAACCTCACACTCGATAGAAGATGGTGATAATGTTACTGTTTCTGGATTAACAACAGCAATAAATTCTTTAACTGGAATTCATAAAGTT